TCCTTCATTAGAACGATACGGGCATTCGCTCCCTCACCTTGTATGTCATAATCATTTTGCAGAAGCTCTGCTTCGAACAACTTATCCTGCAACGCCATCTGTCTCTTTGCAATATCTTCATCATCTGACAATGGCACTGGGTTTCTGCTGTCGCGGATTTGCTTGGCTTTAGTCACAACACTTGACATTACCTTCTCCTTTTTATGCTTGGCTTCTGTTGCTGTCAACTTTTCACCCCATTCTTTATCGGCTTCCTTACGCACTTTCTTCAATGCGTCTTGAGCATCAAGGTACAGTTTTGATTTTTTAATATCATCATCTGTCACTTCTTTGCTGCCTGCCTTTTCTTGAACGGCTGCTACAATGTCTTCAACAAGTTCTACGCCTTGCTTATCTGAATCCGTTTCAAATTTTTCCTTCACACTTTTTTCAAACTCACTTAGCACTTCACCTTTAGCCTTCTTATATCCCTCTTGGAATTTTTCAGTACTTCTGGTTTTAATTGCTTCTGCTTGTTTAGTGGTAAGGATTGACAAAGCATCTGGTTTTAATTCAGTCCCATCATCGTTATAGAGTAACGATGCAACTCCCTTTTCATCCATGTTTAAAGTTTTGGATGCAAACCCCGTTAATATTTCTTTTTCCGTTGGCATAATTGTTTACTGATTTTGATTATTAATTGTTCCCGTTAATTTTATTTTGACTTCTTCTTTGACACCTTAACTTCTTCTGGCTTGAACGTAGTTGCGATTTGTGATTTGAGCGCATCCTTTTCTTTTTTATCCAGAACTTCTTTTGGAGTAGTCGGCTGCTTGCGATTGCTGTTGACCTGTTCAACTTTGTAGAGCTTATCCAGCTTTGCATTTACAATCTGTGTCCACTCCTGTTCTGTTACGCTCTGTTCAACACCGCTTTTTTTGTTGGTGATTATCTTCATTACTTCGCCTCCTTTTTCTTTGCTTTTGGTTTTGACACTTTAGCCTGCTTCACCTCTGCCTTTGCCGGAGCTTTGCCATTCGTAAGGTCTGTCATGTCCTTAAGTGCTTTTGCTTCTGCATCACCTACCTCCGCAGGTGCGGCATCCTCCTGCTTCTTTTTTTTTGCAGGTGCATTGCTTCGAATCTCTGCTGGCTTGAAAGGCTCTGAACGCAATGGGGCATCTGTTTCTTCCCATCCATCATGCACAATAACTCCATTTTCTTTTCTCGCAAGCCTTGCCCATTGCACAACTCCGAACTCTTTTACCTGACCATTCTTGATTGCTTTGATTTTTGTAGTAGCTGCCATAAGTTTTTTTATTATTAGTTATAAATTGAAGGTGACAAATATATATTCCTTTTAAACGCAAACAACAATCTGACGAAATTATTTTTAAACAGTCACTCCTATCGGTAAAGTAACCCAGCTACGCATTCTCTCTTCGTCTGTCAGCCCGTCATTGAGTGCTGTAAACAATGACCGATACCATATTGCTTTGTCTGTCCATCCAGAGGCTTCTTTTCTTTTGCAGATAGTGCATATCCTTCGAACTCTTCCATCTCCGCAGTCCGCATTATATCTCCAGTCATGCTGGTCTTCTCTGCACTCTACACGCTTTCCGTTATCTCCTTCTTCCATCGCTTCATGGTATTAATACGATTGTAGAACTGCTGGAGCTTCGAACTTCTCAAGGCTCTGGGCTTTCTTAATTCCAATTCTGCAAGCTGCCGATACTTGCTGATTCTTTCATCAAGGTCACTTAGTAGATTTCTCATTGTCCAATATTAATTTAATTGCTGGTCTCATTTTAATTGCCTCCGCATCCGTTACCCAATTCCAGTTATGCCTACAATTCCATCTGCCCATGTCCGTGAATGGATTGTAGCTCACCACTCCGCTATTTCGCTCCTGCTTTGTCTTCAAAAGCAATGGAGACTGTTTCAGCTTTGCAATCTCTCCTCTGCTAAGAACTGTATTGTTCAGACTTATGCATAGCTCCCTGCTCGTAGCAATGAGACCGCCTGCATACACTGCTGCATTAAGTCCTATCTTCTGTGCTACTCCATTTGCATATCCATTGTCATACTGTGCATACGTGTCATGCACGAATGTCCGATACTGGCTGCTTAATCCTCCGAGCTTATCTGGGTTGCCTACAATGACTTCTTTGACATTGTTCATCATCTGCTTTATCGTCAATCCATTTGCCATCGCTGCTCTTGTTTCCTTCTGCACTGCATTCTTCAACGTTGTATCATAAATCAAATTTGAAAGATAGCTGCCCTTTACAATCTTCCCATTCTCATCTATTCCGATTCGCTGCTGCATCATCGTTTCTACTTCCTGAACAATCGCACTCAATCTCTGCGCACGAACTCTGAACATTGAAAAGTATTGCTTGTTCAGGTCTCCGATTTCTTTCAGGTCTGCGACAATGCCATTGATTATGTCAACACTTTTGTTCTGTTGAAAATGCTTGAACACTTTTTCAATTGCTACTGATAACTTCATCGTGCTTCCTGATTCCGAAGCGATAGCTCCACCACTCTTTCCAAGCTCATCGAATAACGCATTATAAATCTCATCCAATAGCTGACGCTCTGCTGCTCCTGTTATTTTCATCAGTGCAACCTGTTTGTCTCTTATGAACTGCGATTTTATTTTCGCTATCTCTTCCTTCGTCATTTGCCTTCTATTGTAAAGCCAACTTTATTTTGTTCTGGCTCTGCTTTAATCGAACACTTCAAAGTGTATTCGTATCTATAAACAGTTAGTCCGAATATCTTAATCTCTCTACTGTACTTATTATTATTCAGCTTATGCTCCAAGTTGACAACCTCAAGCTCTTCATTCGCTGTCTTCTTATAGAATACTGCCATGATTACAATGCTGCTCCACCCTGACCACCTGCTGGTGCTACTGGTGCTGGTGCTGCTCCAACTGGAACACCAGTTGCATCGAACTGCGTAGCTACTGGCTGGTCTGCTTCTATCTGTGTTACAATCTCTGCAACCTTTTTCTGTATAGCAGTCTTCTGGTCTTTATATGGCAAATCATAGAACCATATTGCATTCGCATTCGTCACCGTCTGCTGCATACTCTCCTCTTCAAGCTCTGCAAATATCGTAGCCGATTCACTCCACATTATTTTGTGTTCTTTCGTACAAAGGTCATTCACCAGAATGATATTTATTTCTTCAACATTCTTTCCATCGAAAGGATTGAACTGCTGCTTCACCTGCAACTTCTTTAGGTCATTTGGTCTGTCTTGAAACATCATCGCAGCAATGTCATTGCTTATGTCACTTCGTATTGCCATAGGCGCACCACTTTTGTTTGCCTTCTCAAGTAAGTCCATCAACTCTTCAAGTCCGCGCATCTTGAAGTCTTTCGGATATGAATACTCAACAATCACTCCCTTCAAATCATTCATCCCAGCAATCAATTCTATCTGGAATATTCTGAACGCTGCATCCTGTTGCGCCAATGGGTACAACGCATCATACACATTCTGCATGTCGTATGTCTTCGCTGTTGCTGTTTTGTTTATGCTCTGCTCAATCAGTGCCTCTCCATTATACACTGCTGAAATAGCATCATCCTTTACATCTTGCAAATGCTCTTTCAGGAACTTCAATATGTCAATCGGAATATCCTGATAGTGTATCAGCTTCGTCAGGTCGAACGCATCATCTTTGTTTCGTGGTAAGCTCAAGTAGATTGCATCCTGCGAACTCTCATGAACTACATAGCCAACTCCTTTACATACTGTGCATATCGTACCATTCGGTGCATATCCATTGTCGCATCCTATCGTATTCGATTCTCCTTTGCACTTTGGCTGGTATGCTATCTTCTGCAAGAACGTATGCAGCGTTACCGATATATCCAACTCGCTGCACAACTTAATGCTCTTCATCAGATACGGCAGTGCCGGATGCAACGGGCTTACACATGTCCTGCCATCCGTTGCTTCATCCAACTTATAGCCTATGCGCTTCGCCTGAATCTTTCCTCCTGTCTTCGCATTGTAATAACTGACCTTGAACACTCTGGTTGAATCAACCTTAAAGAAAACAACTCCTGCTCCAAGATTAATTTCAGTCATGTCTGGCAAATTGCCATAATCACTTGCATCTACCTGCGAATATTCAACCACTCCATTGTCGAAGTACTGTTGATAAACTTTTCCTTCAACCGTCCGCGTTGATATTGTAGTCTGGTCAAGATTAAATTTTTCTTGATACGTGATGTTGTTACGAACAATCAGCCAGTACAAATTATTGTCTGTAATGTCATACCATATCGCTTCTTCGCTGCTTGCTATTACTGGATATGGCTTTGCTGTTTCGAATCTGCTATCAAACTTTCCGAACAATGTCAGCACAAATGCATTCGGGTCTATATAACTCATCGGGAAGAATCTTGTCTCCTGAAATCCGCACACACCTGCTCCTCCGTTGTATGCATCTACTGCACTCTCCAGCTTCTCCGTCTTAGCCTTCAGGTCAAGCAGTATGCTGTCTCCTGTCTTCGTTGAATCACTCTCGAAGTCTATTCTGTCAACCGTTGGCTTCACCTTTGGAATCTTGTACGCTGGCGACATTATCGCACTGCATATCGCTGGCGTTATAATATGGCTCAACTGCACCCTCTGTGTAAAGTCTGGCAGCGTCTCCCTTCGTACAAATTGCAATAGCTCCAGTTCTATGTTGTGTCCTGTCACCAGCCTTTTCATCAGCTTCGCATACTTCACAACCTTGTCATAGTCTTGATGGGTGCTATTGTCCTTTATTTTTTCTCTAAGGATTACCTCTGCATCTAATTGCTTCATAGCTGGTTTGTTTTTATTCGGGTCAAATATAAATTATTCTTTTCAATGCTCACTCTCTTCGTTTCTGGCTCTGTCAACAAAGTACTGCCGGAGCGAAGCGTACAACTTGCATCCTATCGCATCCTGGTGTATCAATATCTGCAATTCGTCTATGCTGTAAAGCTCAAGTATCTGCATCATCTCTATCCGCGTTACGAATGATGCACTATCAATCAAGAACTGGTCTGCTGTGCTGATTGTTCCTGCAAAGAACTTGCTCTTGAATAGCCGATACATCTCCATCACTTATCTCCGCTCGTACTGTCTCATGATATTCTCGAACGCATAGCAAAAGAAATATTCTTCTGCATCACTGCAATGTCCGTACTTCTCGAACTTAGCTCCAGTGATTTTATTCTCTTCCTTCTCCTTGAACTTCTTACCGTCTGCTCCCTCCTTCAAATACAGATAGTCATTGATTGTGTTCTTGCACTTCGGATGAATCAAATAGTCTATCGCTGTATTGCCTCTGAACAAATCATCCATGAAGTCTTTCCTTTTCAGTACTGGGGGATTTGCTTTGTTCACTCTGAACGAACCGTTGTTCAGTTTCCTTCTGCAAACATTTTCTACAATGTCGTAGTCATGCTTCACCTCATCCTCCGTCATTGTGTTTCCTTTCTTGCTGGTAGCATCTCCATAGTAGAACAATCCTGCATTATGGTCTGCATAGTCTCGCATGAATCTCTCGCACACATATCGGGTCTTATTCAACGGGTGAGGTAAGCATATTTCATCAATCTGTGTCACTCTCACTCTCTTGGTCTCTGGCATGAACCTGATCTGATTCACAAGCAGCGTCATGTATGGATTCACGTTCATATCGAACGTCAGATGAATCGCACTGTCTGGCTCGTACAATGCTTTGTCACTCACATGCACCATCGCATCGAACGCTGGGTAGAACTCCATCCCTGTTCTTAGCAGCCCCCATTTGCCTTCCTTGTAGATACGCTGATTGTGCGGAGACATTCTGTTCAGCTTCTCTTCATACTCTCGCTGGTCTATGTGCTGATTATCCTTGTACGTTGTATGCACATACTTTCCATTCTTCAACGGCTTATCAAATAGCTCCTTCTTCACCCAATGCTCTTCATTGATTGGATTGAAGCTGGCAAACAACTGACGGGTCTCTCCTGCTTCTCCACGCAACCTTAAATCGAACTGCTCAAAGTCTTCATAGTCGAACTCCGTTATCTCTTCCATCCAGATGTCTGTTGGCTTCTGAATAGACTTAATCTTTTCTGGGTCGTCCATTCCTGCTGCCAGCATACTGTTGCCATTCACGCACATGATGTCCATGCTCGATTCTTTCACATGGAACAATGGCTGCAACTTATAGCTCTCGATTAAATCTTTGAACAACAAGAATTGACTATCGCGTATATCTACCGCTTGCTTTCTGCTGAACACTAATCTATATCTTCTGCTCCCCAAGCATTTGATAAGATTCTTCTGGGCGATAAAGAAGCTCTTTCCGCTTCCTCCTCCTCCCCAGTAAATTTCATAAGGATTGTTTGTATTGATGTACGGTCGGTAAACTGGGTTTACTTTCTCTTTCTTAAAAGTAATGTTTACCATGTACGTCCACTTGTTTGATTGTCATTTCGGCAAACATACAAATGATTCGGGATATGAAAAAGAAAGCTGGCAATGGATATGAACCCATCACCAGCCATTCTACCCCACTTAATTGTCGTGACAGGCGCGACAATGCTCTTAATTCAATTGTGCAATTCTTCTTTCACGAATGCATTGCATTTCATTAACCGCTTCAATCGCTCGAAGCACTTTTGCTTTGGACTGTGTATAGAACCAAATACGTTCACTCTCTCCTATCTTCTCTACCTGCACTGCCTTGCTGTCGAACTCTTCTTTCAATATTATTTTTATCACGCTCATCAGCAACTCTGTCGTTCGTTCACTTACCGAACTATGCTCGAACGCGATTCTATAAGCTCCATCCTCCTTCTGTCGAACATCTTCTATAAGACTTAATCTGAACTCCTTCGTTTCTTCTGGGTCTGGGTCACAATGCTCACACATCTTTTTCTCCTTTCCTTCCCCATCCGCTTCTGTCTGTTATTATTTTTCGCTGCTCCAAGCTCAATGTTTCGTTTGCATTGTCAGCAATCTTGTAAAGCATTGTTACAAGGTCAACCTTATCTACATTTTTCTTGTCGAAGATAACACCGACTTCTCCTGTATCGGTTTTAGTTACCACTGCAACTGATAGCTCGATGTCTGGGTTTGCAAGTTCTTTCATAAGCCCCTTGAGAACAATTACATTATTCTCTGCTATCTTACCTCTTCTTTCCGTGTACTCTTCTTTTGGATTATTAAATGGCATTTTATTTTGATTGTTTAATTGTTACTACTCGATTGTGATGTTCGTTTTTATCGCTCCAAGAATCGCTGTCTCACTCCGCTCAATATATCCTCTTCCTTTGCCTTGCGTCTTCAAGTAGAAGATTGTGCATGTCGCATCCCCCAGCTTTACTTTCTTCAATAGCTGGCTCTCCGCAAAATCCAACTGCATTTCCTTCACTTGGTTCACCTGCTCTACAAAGGCTGGGTCGTCCTTCATCCACTGGTAGAACTGTGTCCTGCTCACCGCTACCCCTTTCTCCGTACAAACATTTAACGCTGTTGTAACGATACCTAATGACGCTTGCAGGGCTTCTACCATCGCCTTTTTATTACGTTCGGTCACATTCGCCATTGTTACGCTCTTATTGCCACGATTAGGATAGCTTTTTCTGACCGTTTCCTTCGCTGTGGACGACTCTGTTTGTGCTGGTGTCTGTTCCTGTGATTTTCCTTGTTTCTGATGTTTTTTGTCGGCTGGAGACACTTTTTCTGGTCTCTGCTTTGCTTTGCCTTTTGGCTGGGTATCTTTCCTCATTTTTGATTTGATTTGAGGGCAAAGCTACTTTTTTTTCTTTTGCCTTCAACGAAGCCCTTCTTCTCATCACCGCTCTCACTGCCTCATCACAAACTCTGTGTAGCTTCTCTGTCCAGCATCCCCACATTCCTGTCTCAAACATCTTACGCTCCGCTTCTTTGAGTGTGTACTTTTCTGTGTACATTATCCTTCCGATGCGATAGTAGTCTTCTATTCTGGCTGTAACCTTTCTTCCATTGCTCTCATCAATCACGATGCCCTGATATTCAATCCAACAATGCACGAACGGAATATCCTTTATCTCTCCTCCTGCTCCCTTACATATTCCATGCACAAGTAATGCTCCCAGCTTACCCCATTGTCTCTCGAATAATTCTCCATTCGATTTGAAGCAATCACCTTTATCAATTCTCTCTCTGCTGCTCATTTTTGTTTCCGTTTATAACCTCCTTCATGATGCTCTATGAAATCGAATCCTAAATAATCATTCTCCTTATGTCCTTCTCTCTCTGTCTGCTTCAATGCTTTAGCCAACGGCTGATTAAACTTTGGCAGCTTACAATGATTCAGCAAAAATATCTGACTACCCTTGCATCGGCTCATCTTATCCAACGGTTTGCTCCGTGTCTTGTGACAAGCAAAGTCTGCCTCACCCAACACCATGTCATGTGTCTGCTTTGCTGTCAACTCTCCACCAAGCCATCCCTTGAGCGAAGTCTTTCTGAACGGACATTCTTTGCACGGCTCTTTAAGATTGTCTTTCACTGCAACCTCCTTTTCTTCCTGCACAAATAAACCATTCCATACTCACTGTTGCCATCCTCCTTCTCCGTATCCAGAACCCATTTATCTTCTGCTGGCTTGCCACTACTTTCATTAATCATTCTACTTGCATCCAAGTAACTCACGAACTTTCTCTCAAGAATAATCCATGTCGGGAACATTGAATACCAAATGATTCTTACTCCCTGCCAAAAATATCTTATCACTTCCATCAGCCTATTATTTTAACATTGTTCACTGGCTCTATCGGCTCTCCTTCGCTGGTCGTTGAATACAAAATGCCATCCCCTTCAACATCTGCATATATCCGTCCGTCCTTCGCCTTATAGCACTTCCTGCTGAACTCATCCTCTCCTATGTAGAACACTTCTACCTGCTCACTGGCTGCATTCTCTATCGCCTGCAACCTGTCTATCTCTGCTGCAATCAATGCTCCTGCTACTTGAAGACGATGAATTTTATTCTGGTCTCCAGTCAGCTTGTTTTCAAGTCCCCAAACATTTAATCCAGATTGAAAATCTCCACCATAGTCAGAGACAACTTTTGAGTTTGTTCCATTTGTCGCAAGTATTGCAGCCACTAATCGAAGCTCACCATGATGATGCCCCCAGTCATGTGCAGAGTGATAGCCATGCTTACTTATCTGCTCCTGTCTTTCCATTGCAATCAACTCCACTCCTGTTGCCTGCCTTGTATCACGATTCTCTTCTGGCTCTTCTACTGACAATCCAACTGGAGGCATACCACTTCCAACTATCATCAGCCTTATCCGTTTCGATTGCCGGAGCTTCTCTTCGTCTCCTGCTTCCAGTTCCCACACACTTTCAAACTGTGGGTACTTTTCAAGATACATGCTCTTCTTACTGGGCAATGCTCCGCACTCTGCATCAGTCATGTTTGCAGGTTTATGCATCACAATGTTCTGGTCTTTAAATTCTACTGGTTTCATTTTTATATTAAGATTTGATTGTTACTTTTTCTATTAGCTACCATGTCCGCGAGAAGAATATAAACCATTTAGTTTATTCTTTTAGCTGGACACATGTGTTCATATTTCTTTTTGTACTTCGCATCAATCTGGACATTACCTCCAAGCGAATACCTCTTTCCTGTTACTCCGCATATTTCACATTGCATTCTATCAAAGCCTCCCTTCTCTGTAACAAGAGATAGCTTACCCCATTGATGTTTTAATGGCTGGTCTGCATCTGCAACTTCCCATGCCTTCACAAGCTGCCTTTCCTTTTCTGCTTCTCTTCGTGAGGAATTAAATCTTTTCAATATCCTTTCTGCATCCTGTTGTGCAGTCACGCTGTCTTCAACCCATTCAGTATTCGTCTCACTCCATGCTTTAGTATCTGGGTCTCCCTTGTACTTCACAAGCATCGTGTAACTTAATTGCTTCATTTTATTTTGGCTTTAATTATTTACAATAAAATCTATGCATGGTTTTAATGTTTCTTTATAAAATCTCATCTCCTGCTTTGGCAGCTTTTCATTCTCTGGAGTGATTATGAAATAATATCTGTCATTGAACTCAAACACCTCTGAACCTTTCGGTATCGGCAAATGATAATTATATCCGAACTCTCGATTCAGGTGTCCAACAATAACTGGTTTCGGCTCTTCTTCCTGCTCCTGCTCTTTCAGCCATACCACTGATTCATTCGGCTGGCTTTCCATTATAGTGCTACATGCTCCGTTTATTTGCAACTGCCAGCCAATACCATTATAATAAAACGTACCGTGACTTTCTTCACTCCAAGTATAATTCGGCAATGTTCCTTCTGGCTTGGTCTCTAATCTGTGCAATGCAAAGTAGTGCTTCGTTCTGTCTGCTGGGAACGCTTCTGTCGTCTTGACTTCTGTATATGTTTTCATAATTTTTTCCAATTAAATCTCACCTCTGTTTGTCCATGCTCAACAACTTTTCTCACCGCCTTATCTCCGTACTTCGCTATAAGGTAATCGGCTGCAACTTCCATGTTCTCATTCTGCTTGTATATTTCTGCTGCACCTCCGTCTCTACTTTTCATCTTATGTGCAAACTGATAAGCATATATGCAAGCAGTTCTGAATCCTGCCTTAATCAATCTGGCAGACATATCCCAGTCATTGAAGATTTTTAATTCTTTATCATATCCTCCTGCTTTTGACAATTGGTATGTATTGTTTAATACCATGCACCATGCACCGATGTTTTCTTTTGTAACTCCTGTTTTGTGCATCCAATTATGTCCAGCGAAACTCACCATCACCTGTCCATAGTTGTGTTCATTCATCTGCTCCTTCGCACTCTGATAAATTTCTTCTATCGTGCATTTGCTGTTGTCTCTTCTCTTCCATCCAAGAACATCATCATCAACAAACATATACTCACTGAACTGTTTAATCTGTGCGAACTCAAGCATTGAATTTAACATATAAGCGAACCCCATATTGTCCGCTCCAAGTCTCACAATCTGATACTGCTTGCCGTACATCATTTTGTACTGGTCATAATCCTGTGGCTCTACAAACAAAAAAGCTCCTATCAGGAGCTTGCTCATTGGAAAGTTTATTCTGTTCTTACTACCAATGAATATCGGCAGTACGGTCTCTTCAATCTGCTGCATGTTTCAATCTCTTTTTTTCTCTGGTTAGTTTTACTTCTCTTATTCTTTGCTTCTCCTGCTCTACTGGCAGACACTTCCACATCTGCTGCAACGTATAATACACAACGCTGTATCGGTAGCTCTGCTCACTCAAGTATTTTATCGGTGTCACTCCATGCATGATTAACTGCCCATCGAAAATCACCAGCGTATTGTTGGCAACCTCAAGTGTGATGCCGTATTCTGGAACTGCAAGATTGCCTCCTTCAACATCATGCTTCATCACAATCATATTGCTCATTACTCCTTTGAAGTTACCTGCATCATGATGATATTTCAGCACACTGTTCTTATTTACAATGCCGGACGTAAACACTGAATTAGGAATCCTCCAAGCTGGCAGCACCTTTTCTGTTACTACCTGCTCATGTGCTACATAAGTGTCTGGAAAGTATTTTTTATAATACTTACTTACAAGCTCTGCTTGCCTGCAAATTATAGAATGAGGTTTCGGAAACTCTCTGCTCATGCTTGTAGCTGTGCAATAGTCTCTGCGAACCGTTAGCTTCGGACTATACCCGAATATCGTACTCGTACTTTGCAACCCCAGCGTTCGCTTGCCTGTATTAAACTTCACATGCTGCACTGCCCATAATAAATCTCTTAGGTCTTCATCCAGTCTCTTATAAAGTATCACTGGCTTTCCTTCGTCTGTTATCAGACAGTCAAAGTCAATCAGGCTTTCACAATCAGAAGGCATCGCACTCCGTTTCAGAAACAGCTTATCCTCTATTGGCTTTCTTCTTAGTTCGATTCGTTTCATAATATGACAATAAACTCAATAACACTTCTGTTGCATTGCTCACCTTCTCTCTCTTCATTATGTCGAATATTCTCTCCATCACAAAGTTGTACCTCTCCAAGTCGTAGTACATAACAATCTGCTTCCTGTTTCCTTCGATATATGTTTCAAGCTGCGTAGTGATTAAGTTCTTATCCGTGTGAACTGTCGTATCCACAAATTCATTATCATGGAATCCCCAGCTTAACAAGTCCTTCTGTCCGAAATATTTATTCAGTTTCTCATCATCCCAGATGCCATAATCAACATTACTCAACACATTGTAACGCTTTCTTTCGTCTTCTGTCAAAGCCCTGTTAGGCACTCTTACGTCAATCAGCGTAGCTCCTTTACTACGCTGCTTCAAATCTCTAATCCTGTCATGCCCAGCAATGATTGTATTGTCAATATCAATCACTGGTATCTCTGCCAGTCCGAATTTAATCAATGATGCACGTAGATTCTTTTTCTGTTCATCGCTGCTCTTGCGAGGATTACCTTTCATCTCTATCAACTGATTCGGCTTTCGCTTTTCAGTCAGCCAAATTAGTTTCTTCATAGAACGCAATCAGTTTATCAAGTACCTCACTCATATTTTCACAACCTTCTTTCTTTCCTACTTCAATCATTCTCCTCATCGCACTATCGAATGCTTCACCTTCGAAATTAAATACAATCTGCTTAATTGAATTTTGCATGAAATGTTCTTTCAGGCTCATATCATCTGCTGGCTCATATCCTTCTCCTGCTCCGTCAGCCTCCATCGGTTTGAATCCAAACTCTTGCAATGCATCCGCTCCTATAAACTCACTCATCAGCGTCATATCAAAGTCTCCCTTATTCTTATTGCTCCGTATGTTATACTCCTTCTCTTCTTTTGGAGTAAGCTGCCTATTAGGAACTCTACAATCAATCCAAACATCATCACCGTGTAGCTTCCTTTCTACTGTGATTCTCTGGTGTCCAGCAATAATTGTAAAATCTTTATTTACTACTGGGATTTCAACGAAGCCAAATTCTTTTATTGAATTTTCCAGAAGCTCTGCCTTCATCGCTGATAGTCTTCTTGGATTGTACGCTGCTTCTTTCAGGTCTCCGATACGAACTTGAACTGTACGCCACTCAATCTTTTTTTTCTTCTCTGCCTTCTGTTTCATTGCTTCTTTGCTCTTCGAACAACTCCTTCCTCATCCTATCGAAAGTGGTTTCAAGCGAACGAACACTTTCATGCTCGATATGGAATTGTCTAAGAAAGTTTTTTATTGCTTGCTGCTTTGTTACTGATGGTAAGTTTGTAATAATTCCATAGACGAATCCGAACATCAATTTCTCAACGCTATCTCTCTTATGGAATTTAGTACACGGCTTCACCGATTTCTTATTCTGCTATTAATCTGAAAACTAATTTCAACCACCACCATAACAGTGCTGCGAATGGCGCAAGTCCTGCAATCAATAGCATTGCAAATGTTACCCATCCTATTATGCGTCCGTAACCTTTAGCTACATCAATAAATTTTGTTTGCATTAGAATTTTATTTCTGGTTGATTAAAAACTAAGTCATAATCCAGATTAGGGTTATCCAGATTTATTGGTTTGCTGTCTTTATAGAAGTCTGGGTTCTTAAAATTCACTTCGCGCATCCTTTGGTCGCTGAATATTATGCTGCGAATATATTCAATCTTTTGAACAAGCTCCATATTGAAGTTCTTCTGCCTGTTGTAACCGATGAATCCAGAATGGTACGCTCTTGCTACATGCGGAAATGCAATTAGCTTATCCTGATGTTCTTGAACCCTTCGAATCAAGCCATCCTGCTCCGTATAAGCTCTTCCTATTTTACTATTCGGGAACTCCTTCTGGCAGAACACTTGTGAATTTGTATAGTACGCTGCAACTGCCAATGGCAACACTTCCTCAATCAGAACTTTCTTATTGAAGCAAACGCCAAGTGATTGATAATCTCCGTGTGTCAAATAATAACTATCCATCCTGTCCGTCACTGGAACGTCTCTGTTATTATTTGCTGTTGCAATCGAGCAGAAAAGATTATTGTTTTCTGCTTCATGAACCTTGTAGTGCCATGTGAAGAAGTCAGTTGCTATCATTATATCTTCTTCAATCATGAATACTTTATCTCTCGCAGTCTCCACCGCTCTCTGGTAGCCAGTCAATAGATTGTAGCTCTGCTTCGCCCGTCCATATCCTGTGCGCTCCTGCTGATAAATTAAATTCACAAAGCCATCCATTGTGAACTGCTTTATTATATCAATGCAATCTCTGCTGAATCCTGCATCAAGTTTGAAGATATACAGAAGCTCTCTGCTCCGCTCCGCTTTTCTTATCCTATCAAGATTCAAGAATAAGAACTCTGGTCTTGTATGTGCTGGTATTAGACAAACATCTTTCATAAAGATTCAAGTCTCCTTTCAAGTTCAGTTACAAATTCATGTGCATGAACCTTTATAATATCTGGTCTTGTTTCGTTTGCCTGATTGAATATCCTTCTTGCTTCTCTGTCAGCCTCATCATCGTCCTTCGCATTAACAAAGAACGTATCAGAAAGTATGACATCTCTTTTTTCATCGAAGTAGTTAATTGTCACTATGTATTTTATCATTTGAATTTAGAAAAATAATCGTAAAACTTAAAATCACTTACTCCATCGAATCTTTTCCAGTCTCTCGGAATGCTATAAACGTCTGCCAATATTAATCCATGCAAAGAACTACTCACTATCCTATTGCACGACAACGCTTGCGTTATAATTTCTTCTGGCTGTCCACAAATGTCAATCATAATATCATTCTCTTTATCAGCAAGCAGCACCATAGAAGAATCATTGTAGTGAGGTATATATCCGAATGCATATTTCTTTTTAATCTTCGGATAATAAATAGAAGGCAAGTACTCGCAGATGTCGAAATATATTTCTGGACATTCTATACCCTGCTTCAATAGCATCTCTCTTGACAACTTACCTCTGACCGACACAATCTGTTTAGGAGCTTCATGTATCTGCTGGTCGTCTTCTCCGAATCCGCAGCCATACATCACCCAGTTTCTCTTACTCTCTTGCAGAACACTGCCGGAGTAAACATGCACTTCGTCAACCTTCCTGCTGTCATGCGCAAACTTAGGCTTCTCTCCTGTTAGCTTTTCAATCACATAGTTCCCTACGTGGTCTCCGAAATTATTATTATCGAAGCATCCATGCCAGATATTCATTTGTATGTTACTGGGATTTTTTTGTTAGTGCTGAAATGATATACTGGCGCATGACAATAACGCTCCTTCAATTCATACCCTTCTGTTTTCAGAAGCTCTTCAATAAGCTCCAGTGTCCATTCTTCAAAAGTCTCAATGA